GATATCCCGTCTGGCTCAAAGTCGCACCGTCAGCGTTTAGGGTAGACCCTGTTTGACCAGCACCATTAACTAATAAGCTATCAGCGGGGCTAGGCGCTATGCCTCTCTTGACGTAAGAATGGTCGGGCAAGAAAAACCTATGCTCTTGACCGTTTAACTTAGTCAGAAACGCTTGCATGATTGCCCTGTTGTCGCCGGTTAAATTATTAAACTGAAGCGAGGCTTTCCACAGAGAACCTTTCCTGCCAACCGTCTGAACTGCGTTAGTCAAAGGGCTTTGAAACGTCCTTGTATTCGTCACCAGCTCAAACGTACTGGATGATGGCGTTATGCTTGGGAATGTATAGGTTGTCATACGAAACGCCTTCTACGCATCAAGTCTTGTATTGTAGCGACTGTTTGCTGCGAACTTTGTTGCATTGCAGCGCGAATCTTCATATCTACGTTTGCGTCAGCGCCCTTTGCGTCAATGTTGTTGATAATCGTAATGCCTTGCCCTTGACCCTTCGTATGGTCTATGACTGATTCGTTTTTGTGTAATATAGCTGGAAATCCGCCCTTTCCATCAATGCCGCCAGAACGGGAACCAACACCAGTAAACCCACCGCCTTCAAATGATTGTGCGCGAATCTGTGCGACTTGGCCTAAACCAGAAGCAACTTGTGCACCAGCCATAATGAACGATAACGGTGGTGGATAACTTGAAAGGGCAAGCGTAGCGCCTTGGTAGGTCTGCATAATTGCCTGAGCTATCTGGAAGGCTTTATTCAACGCGAATAGTTTTTTGTTGTTCTTAGCTATACCTGAGAATTGATTGCTTAATTCGCCTAATACATGGCTTGTCTGCGCTGTTGCAGATTTCATCTCAAACTCTTTTCGCTTCTTAGCGCCTTCTGCTGCTTGTTCTTGGAAGAATGTCAATCTTTCTAATAATTCGCCACCATTCTTATTAATATCATCAAGCATGACTTTGGCCGGTGCATTTTCTGCTATTTGCTCTGCCATCCTTCTCGTTGATTCAACAATTCCGTCAAAGGTTGCATTTATCCCTTCGCTTGGCAATGGGCCATTCAACATCTCAGAAACTCGGTCTAAGGCTAATCCAATCGCTCCTTCCATGTTCGCAGACATTGCCTCAACCTTGCCTGTATCAATCAAATCCATTCCGAACACGCCAGCCATTGCGTTATATTTTTCAGCTAAGAATTGAAAGGCTGGGTTTATTTTGTTTAATATTATTTCAACGACTTCCAGCAATTTGACGGACAGCTTTGCAAATCCTAGTCGAAGATAAAAAACTCCGTCTGCCAAAAGTCCGTATGCGTTTAAAAGGACGCGAACAACTCTTTCACCTATAGTTCCGAAGTCTTCGTTGTCTAATGCTGCTTGCCTGAAGTTGTCAGCGACAGTCTTAATTAATGGGCTAAAATTAGACGCTAATTGATTGCCTAGTCCAGTAAACACTCCGGTGGCTCTTGTGACAGCATCGTTAGCCATCTCAATCTTTGCTGCGTCTACTCTTGAAACAGCAATGCCTAAATGCTCTGCTTCTGCCGCCATCGTTGCTAGGTTCTCAGAACCTGAGCCAATCATATTTAAAACAGCAACACCCCTAGCACCGAATAGGTCTGTGGCAATTCTAACTTTGTCTGTTTGATTCTTTACCCCTTGCATCGCATCAGCGACTTTTAGCATCTGTTGGTCTAAAGGCATCTGTTCTAAAACGCCAGCACTAAGACCTAATTCAATCAAAGCGTCTTTTGCCACACCAGTACCATCAGCCGCGTCGCTAACACCAACAGCTAGATTCTGAAGTGATTTTTCTAGGGTTCTGTTTTCTACACCGGCAAGGCTTGCAGCATGTTGAAGTCCAGCTAACGACTCGGTGGCAATCCCTAATCTGTCTGAAGTCTTAGCAAGCGCATCAACGCTGACCATTGACGCCTTGGTCAAGGCTACCCCAGCAGCGACGCCAGCCGTAGCGAACGCTGCGCCTATCTTTGCAATTTTGGTGACTGATGCACCGATTGATTTATTAAGACTGCCAAGACGTTTATTCAAAGAGGCAAATGCTTTGCCAGTATTGTCTTGAGCGGTTATTGGAATATTTAAAGGACTAACTGCCACGATTCTTTACCTCAAAATAAGCAACCCATCCTTGGAATTCGACCACCCCCATCTCAAGAATCTCATCAACTGTCTTGTGAAGAATCTCTGCCAACTGATAGCAGAACAGTAGGGCGTGGTCGTTTAGGAGTTTTTTTCCATGTCCTCATCTTTAGGCTGCATCTCTGCAATTTCACCAGCGACACGAATTAAAACATCTGGGTCAACTGAACGAACTATTTCTACTAGCTCTAATTTCTTGAAGCATGGCTCGCCATTGTCATCTATCAAATAATAGATAAGCGTCAAAGCCAAACCTTCATCCATCTTATCAGATGTCAGCTTCTGTTGGATTTCCATTTTCTTCTTAACAGAAATCTGTGGGCGCACAAAATAACGCCCACCCCATTCAGGAATATCAATCGGCTTAGGGTCTGACGCCAAAACCGTCTTATAATGTTCCTGTGCCTTCTCCAGAATTCCCATTATACAGTCGTCTTAGTTAATGCACTTTTACCCTGAAAAGTGATTGATGCTTCAACCATTCCGTCAAAAGACGACGAAACGCTAATGCCTGTCACAATACAAGTCCCAGAATAATAAGTATCACCAGCATCTGCCCCTTCTGGGAAGAATTTAATACTTGGTTCATCGTTAATAACGATGCCATTTTGACCGCTATCCGTCTCATCCCAGTAAACATCGGCTGACCCAGTGAATGATGTCAACGTTGGTTTATAAGTTCTAAAGGTTGAAGTCATAGTGGTGTCTTCAACGGTATCGCCAGTTTCTTCAACAGAAAAGCTTCTTAGTTGTGCAACAGCGACATCATCAATTTTTAATACGCCATCTTTACCTACATGGGGCATGATTATCTCCTATTTACGGTGTTGCAGTGTAGTCAGTTAGCGCACCGCTACCTTGCAAAGTTATGGAAGCCTCTACCATTCCATCAAAAGACGCTGAACGACTAACACCTGTAACGATAGCAGAACCTTGATAAAAGGTATCTGCTGGAACATCTGTAGAATCACCTTCTGGAAAAAATTTGATTGTAATGCTTGAGCCGACCGCCAAAGCTGTCTGTCCTGCATCACCCTCATCCCAATAAACATCGGCTGAACCTGTAAACGATGTGGTAGTTGGCAAAAACACCTTGGCATCTAATCCCATTGTAGTATATTCAACAGTATCGGCTGTTTCCTCAATAGAAAAACTTCTGAGATTTGCAACAACAGTCCCGTCTTCTTGTCCAGAAGTTCCTCCGACTTTTATAATGCCATCCCTGCCTATATGTGTAGCCATTTATGACTCCTTATCTTCAATTTCTTCAGCCTTGGCCTTCTTTTCAACTTTGGCTTTAGGCGTTGATTTTAATTTTGTTGATGTCCATCCCTTTGCGAGCATGGATTCAACTTTGGACGGATGGGCTACAATCGTAGTTTTACCGTCTGGGCTTTTTAATTCCATAAATCACCTATAATGAAGTGCTAGGGTCATTAACTGCTGTTCTATATTGTACACCGTAAGACAGCCTGACAACACCCACGGGGCTTTCTCCTTCGCCATTATAGCTGATTTCCGTAGATGTTAATTGTATAAATTTTGCAAGATTATTCAATGTCCTATCAGCGCCAAGTGCAACCTCAACCTCAGCACAAATAGTATCTACCACATCATCAAAGTCTGTATTTGCTTTGACAAACGCTTCTATCAAAACTACTACTTCTCTCTGGGCCACCAGCGTACCACCCATGATATCGGTAGCAGAATCTTCGTTAGTGGTATAAATCAACAAAGCAGGAAGATTTGAGTCTTGTAAAGGATAAACCCTAGATTGGAACACGTTTGAGCCAGTAGTCGTTAAACCAGTGCAAGTAGATGCGACTTGTTCTCTTATCTGCTGCCTAACGTGACTCATTGTTCTTCCATCGCTACTTCAGTCATTCCTGTTCCGTCTGGGCGAACATTTACTGTCTTATACGTCACTGACTCAATAACAAACGTATCGCCGTGAGCAAGCGCAGGGGCATCAGCCGTTCTGATTACTACCATCGGCTGGCTCATTTCCATTCCAACAGTACCAGCTTCAACCGCGTAGTATTCGTTCAGAAAGATAGCTTTAATGACGACAGGACTGCCGCCAAAAGGCGTATAAGTAGCATCTACGCCAAAGTCAGACAGCATTATCAATCTATCTTCTTGAGTCTCAACTGGCATCAGTCTTCTTAACTCTGCGGCGCTTAGGCTTCTCTGTTGATTCTTCTAAGCCTATAGACCTGTTTTCAATAATTGGTTCATCATAAGGCGCGATTCGTCCAAGACTTAACAAAGTCCTTTCTTCGTCGCCAATCACATCAACAATCTCACCAGCTTTCGTTGGCTTCTTGTCAATGACACAGCTTTTTAATACTTGATATTTCATAGATTCCCCAAGAATCGGCGGGGCCGAAGCCCCACCTTATCTTAGCTATTAGCTACCGCCATCGTTTCCTAAGCAGAATGATACAGCGTGTCGAACCGCCACATCGCAAGTTTGCATTGCAATGATTCGGACGTTTCCGCTAGTAGCGCCTGCGTATGGGTCAACGAGGATATCTAAGCCGCTCCAGAACCCAATCAACAGGTCAGAGAAGTTACCGAAGTAAGCATCGCCTGCTGCTGCTTGGTTAGAAAGAATAGCTCGGTATCCATTGACAGTGCCACCAGGCTCAACTACGAACTGGGCAGTGCCAGTTGCTTTTTCAGTAGTCTTCAGAGCGCCGACCATTGCAGCGTTCATGATGTAAGCCAAGTTGCCCATCAAAGCGTTGTCTTCTGCAACCTTAGTTTCCATTTCCACAACTTGTGCGAAAGAAGGAACTAATACAGGAGCCGTACCAAAGTCTACCGTGTTGATTCCAGCAGTTGACTTGATACCAGTAGGAGCACCGCCTGTTCCGTTGCCAGCCAAAGCGCCAAGGTCGATTGCAAGAGCAATAGCTTGGGCTAGGTCGTCACGAACCAAGGCTTCTACCGAAAGGCTTGACTGCTGAAGTAGCTGCCTAGTTATATCGGTAAATGCGCCTAAGTGCCTGGGGGTCATTGAGACAGAGCTAACCGTCATTTCTGATTCAGAAACGGGGTTGCCTTCAGTTACCCAGCTAGAAGCTGAAGCAGTTGCTTTCTTGGGAATTTTAACATCGCCAGAAAGACCGTTCAGCATACGAGCACCAGCTTGCATTACGCTAGATGAATTTCGCAGTACGTCAATAAACTCGCCGCC